TACAACTATAGTTTTAAACTACAATACAACTTCACTAGCAAGTACTGATAAGTTGAGTATAGTAGTTGATGAATACGAAGAAACAATGCGTCCAACAGAGATTCTGTTTGATCCCGTGAACAAAATGCGTGTCAGTACTCCTCAATCACTGATTGATACTGACTTTGAGTATTCGACACAACCAACAAAATGGGAAAATATTTCTTTGATGAACAATCGCCCATTTGCCTACTATAACACATACAACACAGTTGCAGTTAGTGATATTCAGGTAGTGAACGGTTCAAGAACAACAACTATTTCTTGCGGTTCTCCCCATGGACTCACTGTAGGTACTCCAGTTTATATTCAAGACAGTTTATGGAACGGTGCAGATGGTTTATTTGTGATTGATACTGTGCCACTGAGCACCACATTCACATACACTGCTAGAACATATTTTACTGGCACGACTGGTTCTATCTACAGTGTTGGTACAACAGCTGCTTACCAGGGATATGTATTTACTGGTGCTGGCATACCAATTTCTAGTATCACATATTCGGGTACCGCAGTCACAGTAACAACCACATATAATCATGGATTGCTATTGGGTAATGAAATTGCCATGATTGGTACTACTGCAACTACCAATGCACCAAACGGTAGCTGGTATGTGGCCAGTGTACCAAGTCCAACATCATTTGTCTACTATCCATTCTCAATTGGTGCACCAACTGGATCAATTGGATTTGGTAGTGCAACATTATATTGCAGACCACAAGCAAGTTATAATCATCGTGCATTTGATGGCGGTGTACAGTTCAGTGCAAACGCCAGCAGTCACAATCAGGTTGCATTTAGACAGACCCGTAGATATTTCCGCTATCAATCAGGTAAAGGTATCATGATGAGTACTGGTACTATTCTTATGCCAAGCGTGAATATTGATCAGATTTCAGCCAGCGGTACAACAATTACAGTAACAACCAAAATTCAGCACAACATTGTTTTTGGAGCAAGCGTGACAATTGTAGGGTGTAATGAATCTGCCTACAACGGTACGTTTGTTCTTACCACAGTGCTCAACGCTTATCAATTTACTTATACTGCACTGAGCACCCCTTCTGCTACTCCAGCTAGTGGATTGCCTGTAGTATCAGTTTCCAATTGGTATGGTGGGGCAACACGTGTGGGTCTCTATGATCAACAGAATGGCGTATTTTTTGAATTTGATGGACAAACGCTCTATGCAGTTCGTAGAAGTTCTACGTATCAGTTGGCAGGATGGATATCAGCAACAGTTGGATCTAGTGTGATCAACGGCGTCACTGTCAACGGTGTCACTACACTGTTTACTAAACAATTGACCCCCGGAGACTACATTATTATTAGAGGTATGAGTTATCGTGTAGATACTATAGTCAGTGATACACAACTTAATATCATTCCAAGCTATAGAGGAGCAATTAATTTAGCACAAAACGTGATTAGTAAAACAGTTGATACTAAAATTCCATCAAGTGCATGGAATATTGATCGTGCTGACGGCACAGGTCCTTCTGGATTCAACATCAACTTGACCAGAATGCAGATGTTCTATTTGGATTACAGTTGGTATGGTGCTGGTTTTGTTCGTTGGGGATTCAGAGGTACAACAGGTGATGTGATCTACTGTCATAAATTGGCAAACAACAACACTAACTATTTGGCTTATATGCGTTCTGGTAACTTGCCCGCCCGATATGAAACAAATACCTATAGCTATATCACTACATTGGCAGCAAGTGTTGCACCTGGTGATACAACTATAACTTGTTCGAGTTTGATGTACTATAGTTCGGCATGGCCAACTGCAGGTACAGCCATGATCAAGAGTGCTACCAATATTGAGTACGTAAATTACACAGGCAAGAACGGTAATATACTGACTGGTGTTACACGTGGACAGGCAGGGGGCACAACAACTGCAACCACTATTACATATGGTAACCCAACCATACTGGTCTCAAGTACAACAGGTATTCAGGTTGGTCAAGAGATAATTGGTACAGGTATAGCTCCTGGAGCCACTGTGGTAAGTTACGTAACTAACACCAGTATTACCATGAGCATTGGTGCTGCTGCCAGCGGAAACAACATCACGATAATATTGGTACCAATGGCAAGCACAGCAAGTACATTCACGTACAGTACAACCGCTCCCGTAGTAGTTGAACTACACGCTCCTCAATACAGTTCTGAAATTGATCACTGGGGTACTTCAGTTATCATGGACGGTAGATTTGATGACGATAAATCATATGTGTTTACAAGAGGTATGAATAGTGCGGTTACTATTTCATCTGGTGTTAACAATGCAGTAATGAGTTTCCGTATTGCACCTTCAGTGAGCAACGGTATTGCTGGAGCTTCACTGGGTTCACGTGAATTGGTAAATCGCATGCAGTTGGTTTTACGTCAGATGGACGTTTATACTACTGGTCAATATTTGATTACACTAGTACTTAATGGAGTAACTTCAAGTTCAACACCTACATGGACACCGGTGGGTGGATCAAGTTTAGCACAATATGTTTTCCATAATGCAGGAACAACGATATCAGGTGGTGAAACAGTTTTCGGATTCTTCTTACAACAATCAGGTGGTTCTAGTGGTTCTGTTACTCAACAAGACTTATCACTAGTTCGTGACTTGGGTACAAGTATATTGTCAGGTGGAAGTACAGCACCAAACGTTAATATCTATCCAGACGGACCAGATGTAATTACAGTTATGGCGCAAAATATCGGTGTAAGTTCATCAACAATTTTCGGTCGTGTTTCTTGGACAGAAGCACAAGCATAAAGGTCGTTTATGTCATTAAACAACCCGCAACTACCGATATTACCGTTAGTAAATGACACTACAGCATACTACCTAAGTATGCTGAGTCAAACTGCTGGATTCAGTCAAACACAGTATGCAAGTCCAAATCTTTCTTACATACCAGTAAATAATGCACTGGGACTTACTGGTAATCTGACAGTTAACGGGACAACTTTTGCCAACAACATCAGCGAAGTATCTACCAACACTACCATTGTAAACAACACAGTTGTTCTGAACCTTGCATCTGCAAGTATTTTCAATATCACACTGAATTCTGTGATTGCAACACTGCAATTGACCAATGTACAGGCTTCAGGATTTTCAACTTCATTCGTTGTTGTATTCACTGGATTCGGGGCTTCTTATACAGTGGTATGGCCCAGCAATTTTAAATGGCCATCAGGAACAGCACCCACAATTACATCAACTTCAAATAAAAAAGATGTATATCTTTTCTTTACTGTTGATGGTGGAATTAGTTGGCAAGCATTTATCGCAGGACAAAATTTATAATGACAGTACTAGCACACGTACAGAACGGAGAGGTAACAGGTGTATACGATGTATTACCTGAAAGTTGGAATAACATAAGTAATCTTTCTGCACTAGACCTCAATCAAGATGCTGATTTTTTGAGCAGTTTGGGTTGGAAAATTATTCAACGATCTGCTATACCCTCATACAACGAATTTACTCAGCGACTTACTGAACCAACTTATCTCTATGATCCCAGCACTGACACAGTTTATGAAAATATATCTGTTGTAAACATAGAAAACAATCTCACTATTGCTGCCAATGTTGTATCTCAACCACCTGTCGATATCACAGTTCGACAATCAATGGATCATGATACTGCAATGCAGATGCTGAGAGCAAAAAGAGATAGCTTATTATACACCACTGATCATACTCAACTGGCAGATGTAATAGCTATTAACGGAGCTGATTTGACTGCAGCATACGTTATATACCGACAGGAGTTACGTGATTTACCAGCGGCATATGAAAATGTAACAACATTTATAGATGCTAACACAGTGGTTTATCCTACCAACCCAGGAGCAATTTAATGAGTTTGGGTCTACACCTATTACTGCTAGTAGGTAATTCTGCGCAGAACAGTGTCTCACATAATCTATACATATGGGGAGACAACACATACGGACAATTGGGAAACAACAAAGCACCAATATACTTTAGTTGGTCACAGATTAGTGCTGGTGGCAACCACACATTGGGCCTCCGAAGTGACGGTACATTATGGGGCTGGGGTCAAAACAATGTGGGTCAATTGGGTGATGCCACTGGTATTGACAGAGTAAGCCCTACTCAGATTACTTTTGATTTTTGGAAACAGATCAGTGCAGGTGAACTGCACAGTGCAGCCATAAGAGCAGACGGTAGTTTGTGGACATGGGGTTCAAACAGATTTGGTCAATTGGGTAATGGTATAACAACCACAGTTTTTATCCCTGTCAACGTGAGTCCAGGCTACAGTTGGACACAGGTCACTGCCGGTTCTGAAAATACAGCTGCAATACGCAGTGATGGTTCTCTGTGGGTTT